AAAAACCAGGAGGTGATGGTTCAGAAGCGCCACCACCCACAACAATTGTAATGACACTTTCATTTACTGAATCAGAGATTATGACAAAAGAGAAAGTAGTACAAGGATTCTAAAATGTATTTTAAAGAGTTTCCATTATATCAATACGACTTTGATGGTAAAGGTCAAAGTGCAAAACTTGTTACCGATGTTCTTAGACGAGTTTCTGTCAATGCAAAAGTAAAAGCAAATACACTAATATTTGATAAGTATGATATTAAAGATGGTGAAACACCAGAAATAGTTGCAGATAAGTATTATGGTAATCCTCAATATCATTGGGTTGTTGTATTAGTAAATGATATTACAGGATGGTTTGATTGGCCATTAGAAAGTGTCGCATATAGTAAATATCTAAAAGACAAATATGGTGATAACATAGATGATACGCATCACTATGAAATCAATCAAACATCAGGTGATACAACAATTAAATTAGAAGTTTCTAGTGACACCTCTGGCGCAATTGAAGTTACTAACAGAGAATATGAAGATCGATTACAAGATGAAAAAAGACAGATTCAGTTAATAGACAAAAGTTATTTAAGTTTTTTTGTAGAAGAATTTAAAAAAATTATTAAGAGATAATTATGGCAGATAGACGTGATGATAACGAACTTCAGTTCGCAGGACACTATCGTTTAGAGAGTATTCTAATTAAATCATTCAATGGTATTGAATTAGATTTCAAAGATTTAAATTTAGAATTAAATATTTACGAAAGTATTTTTGAAAATTCTATTTACGGAACAATTACTCTCAGAGATTCTGCGAATCACATACAAAATTTACCAATCGTAGGACAAGAAGAAATCAGTTTTGCTCTTTCTACACCAACGTTTAATGATGTCATTGATTTCAAAGAGTACAAAGGTAGAATATATAAAGTCACAGACAAGAATAGAACACTTGAAAGAGAACAAATATATACATTACATTTTGTGACAAAAGAAACATTACGCAACACAAGAACAAAACTCAAAAAATCATACACAGGAACAACATCAGAGATTGTATCAACAATATTAACAGATCCAAATGGCATCAACACACGAAAACCTGTGTTTGTAGAACCCACTAAATCTATTCACAAGATAGTTGCAACACATAATAGACCATTTGATTTAATTTCAATGTTGGCAAAACGTTCAGAAAGTAAAAATGACAAACATTCTTCTGGTTTTCTATTTTTTGAAAATCATCGAGGATACAACTTTCGTAGTTATGAATCATTGAGTTATGATTCGTTACAACCAAAAACACCGAAGTATCACTATTATGACAGAGTTTATCAGAGAAATGATAAAGGATTAACTGATATAGACGCAGATATGGCAACCATTAAAGAATATAAAATCATTGAATCAAACGATTTGCTTGCCAATACAGCGACAGGTATGTTAGCATCAACACACTATACGCATGATATACACACAAAGTCGTTTACAAAGACAGAATTTAATTATTTTGATCAATTTGAAAAAAAGTTTCATGTAGATGAATTTGAAGATTCAAAACAACAACTAGGACCTTTTTACAGTCAAACACCAGAAACAATCAACAATAAAACAGTCAGTGATCATCCTCAATCAAAGATATATGTTTCATCACGTGCAACAAAATTACATTCACAAAGTGCAAGTGATCCAAGAGAATATGATAATCGCAGTAATGTCTGGTTGCAATCAATGAGATCAAATAAAAATGCGTATGAAAATTGTAAATTAAGTTTACAAGTGACTGGTAATTGTGATATAGCTGCAGGAGATTTAATTTATGTGTCTTTACCAAGTTTAGAATCGCAATATGAAACATCACCAAACAAAAGAATTGATGAATTATATTCTGGTCGTTATATTGTTTCACATATTCGTCATATATTCAATAATGTTCGACACAGTATGATTATGGAATGTGTGAAAGATAATTTCTTTACTAGATTATCTGATTTAGATACACCATATGAATCATTAGAGAATCAGTTAGATAAACTTATTCAAATTAATAACGGAGAATTTAATGACGCATAGAAATCGATATCGTTGGATTCAAGGAGAACATCCATGTTCGTTCTGTGTGAAAATGTATAAATTGATAACATTTTTAGAGAATAAATATAAAAAACTGAAAAGGAATTGCTTATGAAAGAAAATCTGATAGACGTAATGCAAGGATTACTCTCAGAGGGTGTTTACGACCCGAGTATATTTAAAGCATTCTTCCTTGCTGGTGGGCCCGGCAGTGGTAAATCCTATGTTGTCAAAAGAACAACAGGTGGATTTGGCATGAAAACAATCAATCCTGATACTGCATTTGAAAAGATTCTGAAAGATCAAGGTAAAGAATTAGATATGCGAAAGATGGATCCTGAAGAACGAGATAAATTGCGCCTTCGTGCTAAAGATTTGACAAACAAACAAGAACGACTATACATGGCAGGTCGTTTAGGACTGATACTAGACGGTACAGGTAAAGATTATGGTAAAATAGATCGCATTAAAAAGAGTTTAGACACTATGGGATATGATTCATACATGATTTTTGTGAATACATCGTTAGAAGTTGCGTTAGAAAGAAATCGTGTTCGTGCCAGAAAACTACCAGAAGACATGGTCAAAAGTATGTGGACAGATGTACAACGCAATATTGGTAAATTTCAAGGTCTGTTCGGCGTATCGAATTTAGTCATTGTCGATAACAACAAACCCGATGAAGACATCATGGCGATGGCACAAAAGAGAATACGCCAGTTAATCAAACAACCCATAAAGAATGGACGTGCAAAACAATGGATCGCAAGAGAATTAGAGAAACGCAAGCGATAATACCAAAGAATCCTCAACGAGGTATTGTGATTGCATGGGAAAATCTATCAAAAGTGTTGACAAATCCACTGAAATATGATATAATACAGAATGTCCAACAAACAAAATCCAATCGCTAAAGACTTACGAACATCAAAGTATCGTAAAAGGGTCGTTCAGTCAAGGAAAAGAACACCGAAAAGAGAGTTTATGGAACTAGAACGACAAATTGACGCAGAATGGCAAAAAGATAACAAAAGATTGAAATGGGAGTAATAAATTATGACAACAAAAGAATTAATTGACAATATAGTGACATGGATATACAATTACGCACAAAACAGTGGTATGAAATCATTAGTTGTAGGCATTTCAGGAGGTATTGATTCGTCTGTTGTTTCTACGTTATGTTGTAAGACCGGTCTACCGACTTATGCGATCTCCCTACCTCTACAAAATTCAAAGAATCATTCAGAATTATCACAGATTCATGGTCGTTTTTTACAAGCATTTTTTTCTAACGTTCATCATCTTACGATACCTCTCAGCACACCCTATGCCGGTTACAAAACAACGTTAGAATCTCATTCTATCACCGAACACGCTCTTGCCAATCTCAAATCACGTCTAAGAATGTGTACACTCTATGCGATTGCACAAAGTAAACAAGGATTAGTCGTGGGCACAGGCAATAAGATCGAAGACTTCGGTGTTGGATTCTATACAAAATACGGAGACGGTGGCGTTGATCTATCCCCTATCGCCGATCTCTACAAATCAGACGTGTATCGCATTGCTCAAGAATTAGAGTTAGATTTAGATATACAAGAAGCAGAACCCTCCGACGGACTATGGGAAGACAGTCGTACAGATAAAGATCAACTCACCTATGACTATGCCACATTAGAGAAAGTAATGAAAATTGCAGAATCAGGTGCATATCCACCCAAAGAACTCAAAGATGCCTATAATAAATATTGTTACTATAATCAAATCAATAAACACAAAATGATCGATATACCAGTCTATAAAATACCACAAGAGTATAAGATACTACATGAAACACATATTCATTGTGGAACCGGAGATTGTTGTCAAGAATGTAGTGATAAAACAAAGAATAAGAATGTTTATATAACGGAAGATGATGGAGATATAGGATGTTAGAATTAGTCAGTAGTATTATTCTTGTAGGCACATTAGTGTTGATTTTATATGCATATTACCTGTTAAGAAACGTAGAAGCACGTATTGGATTGGTAATGATGCATTTAGATGGACTATACGCAAAGATACGAAAAAATGATAGGTTGAGTGCATTAGAACAAACGACTTATCGGAAAAAAAATTTATAATGAACAAAGATTTCATGGGACAAGACGGGTTTTCTTGGTTCACAGGTGTTGTCGAAGACCGTGCAGACCCTTTACAAGTGGGTAGAGTTCGTGTACGGTGTCTCGGATATCACACAGAGAACAAAACAGAGTTACCTACAAGTGATTTACCTTGGGCGTCTGTGATGCATCCTGTGACAGACCCTTCGATGTCAGGTTTAGGGCACACTCCGTCGTTTCTTGTTGAAGGTTCATGGGTTGTGGGGTTCTTTCGTGATACGGATATGCAAGAACCGATTGTTATGGGCAGTCTTCCTGGTATACCTTCTACATTATCTGATAGTAAACAAGGGTTTAACGACCCAAACGGCACTTATCCGACAGAAATCAATCAATCTGATGTCAACAAACTGGCACGAGGCACTCAAATACACTCACAGTTAACGGTCCCGGCGCCAGAAAACATCACAGAAACAGTCAGTTTACCCTCCGACCCTTATAATTCTACCTATCCAAAGAACCACGTTTATGTTACAGAGAGCGGACACGTGAAAGAATATGATGATACAACGAATGCTGAACGTATAAGAGAACGACACAAGTCCGGCACTTACTATGAGATACACCCCAATGGTGATAAGGTCACTCATATTGTCAACGACAACTATACGATTGTAGCAGGTAATGAAAACGTACAAATTAAAGGGAATGTCACACTCAACATAGACACAAACTGCACAACAAACATCGGAGGCAATTGGGATGTGAACGTGACAGGTGATATAACCATAGACGGTGCAACGATTAATCTGAACAATGGTACCAAAGGAGCGGCAAGAGAAGGTGATGTAGTAGCAGACGTAGACCCAATCGGAGATGGTGTGATTTCAGGTAAATCGAGCACTGTATTCATAGGATAGGCACGTGTAGATGCTGTGTGTATATAAGTCGTCTGTCGTTAATACTAGCAAACAACTGTAATCTATAAATGCAATAGACACTCTTGTTCTATAACGAAGACCCTCTATCGTGGATTCTAGCAATAACTCTATACATTTTCTATCAAAATTTTTTTCGGTGCTATTTTTTCTTCGTATAAGTCTTTTCTAAATATCTCTACATGAAACTATTGAAAGCAAAGAATATTCTCTGGCCTGAATGGTATAAAGAATATCACATTAAACAACTAGAGAATTTCTATAACTATGATCGACTACTACTCAAAGGACACCGTACAGAATCTCAAAAGTTTAGACTAGATTGTCTAATCGAAGATATGGATGAGCAAGGATTACTCTATCCGATCATTGTTTCATGGACAGGTTATCGTGTATCGGTCGGACATCAACGAGTATGGTATGCACATAAGAGAGGTTATACTCATATCTCTTGTTATCATGTGCCGAATCAACGTGTATGGAATCGTATCATGCAGTCGCAGTATAGTGATGATTATTGGAAAACACGAGTGGGTGAGAAAAAAATCGTCCTGGTAGGAAAAAATGCCGAAAAGGTTTTGAATCTCGGATATAAAATCGAAGAAATACCTCTGAATGATATCACTACGATAGACGATAATACACCAAAGAAAGATAAACAGGCGATGGATGCGATGTTAAGTAAAGAGATACCGAAGAAAGGTATGTTGTGGCCGATTCTACTACGACCGGCACAAGATTCTATATGGGATGCTCATCGACATCGAATGAAAAATCCTCTAGCAAAGTATATTATCTGGTATGGAAATAATCGATATCGATATGCCGAACGCAATCGATTTACACATATTCACTCAGTCGTGTTACATGAGCAATCTGGTAAAGGTAGAGAAACTCTTTGTGAGTTAATGAGAATACCCACAAAGAGAAATGGTTTGAATAATGATTACTTAGAGTTAGGTCGTTCTATTTTAAATACAAAGGACCAGTCCACTGCATAGGATAGTGTCCGTCAAAGACATTACCTCTTGCACGGTTCATGGCAGGTGCTCTCCATGATGCGGCCTTCAGTACATCACCTTTTTTAAATCGTAATTGACCACCTGGTGTGTACATATCTTGTTTCACAATAAAACTGTGAACAGAATTTTTAGATACTAACTTAATGAATTTCTGTCCTGGTGAAATACTCCAAGAATTTTGAAATTCAGATTTCATGTTTTCATTATCGATAAACATACCATAGTCTTCGTTACTTGCATCGATAATGTTTTGTATGCCTTCGTCTAAGGACTTTGCAGGTTTTACTTCTATCATGTTATGCGACCTCCGAGATTAATGAATAAGGAACTCTCCATTTTGTTCCAGTTGATTCTTGTATCACTGCCTTGGCAGGATTACATTTCAGAATGACACCAACGTGTTTACGACCACGTGGGCGACCAAACTCTACTTTCTCACCGATACGAAAACCGGCAAAAGAACCCTTCATCGGGTTTCTACGTTTAGTGAGTTTCGATTGTTCTCTCACCATTTTAGATACAGTTACTAGACAATCGTCTGGTAACTTTCGAAGAAGATCCTTGATCTTCAACATGGTTTCAAGGTTTGATAAGTTATGTTTCATAATGTAGTGTCTCCTTATATTATTGATTAAAGATATCTAAATCTTCAATTTCGTCCATAGTCGCAATGTCAACGTTTTCGTTGTCATCAGTTTCGATATTGAACTCTTTTAAAAGAGCATCAATATTTTCATCTTCATATTGTTTTTTATTCATGTCTCCATGTTAGTGGAAAAATGCTCATTTGTAAAGCCTAAAAAAGAAAAAAATCCCATTATTTTGTACATAATTGTCGCACTTTAACGTCAGCTGCGACACTATGTCGCACTTAAATCAACTCTTATAAATACTTTTTATGAGCGAATGTAAAAATTGTGGTCATAGTTGTCACTGTTCCAATGGGGGATCGTGTCAACCTTGTGGCTGCGGAAACTGTGAGTGTAAATAATGGCAAGATCAAAAGGTACTGATAAACCCTCCCACGAGCCTATCGTCAAAGGAACTTCAATTGGGAATGGTAAATTAAAACTCAACTCAATGAATAAGTCAAAGAGAAGAAGTTTTAAAAAGTATAATCGTCAAGGTAGATAATTTCTTTATTTGCCATATAAATATTAGGTATGGCAATATATCAAACAGGAAGTAGGGACGCCTCTCGTACTAATAATAGTGCTCGAAGTGCTCGTATCTATAAAGATTTAAATCTGATATTTTCTCCACATCCGAATACAAAAGATATAACAAAGAAAACAGATATTGAAGCGGTTAAACAAAGTGTCAAAAATTTAGTGTTGACGAAACACTATGAACGACCATTTCATCCAGAGATTGGATCGAATGTCACTGATATATTATTTGAACCGATGACACCGTTGACTGCCAATCTGTTAACAAAACAAATTTCAGAGGTCATCAATAACTTTGAACCTCGTGCAAGATTGGTCAGTGTGAATGCTAACCCACAATTAGATCGAAACTCATATGAAGTAACGATCAACTTTTATGTGGTGAACATACCTGGTGAGTTAGTTTCATTTACAACCTTCTTAGAAAGATTACGATAATGGCAGAGAGAATTAACATTACAGAATTAGACTTTGATGAAATTAAATCTAATTTAAAAACCTTCTTAACAAAACAAAATGAATTTACAGATTATGATTTTGAAGGTTCAGGTATGGCTGTTCTCTTAGACTTATTAGCATACAATACTCACTATCAATCAGTCTATGCAAATATGTTGGCCAATGAAATGTTTTTAGATTCTGCTGATTTGAGAAACTCAGTTGTATCTCATGCAAAACATATCGGGTACACTGCTCGTTCATCACGTTCACCATTTGCTACTTTATCAGTAACAGTGAATGATGCAACAGGTTCAACTTTAACAATGCCAAAAGGCACAGCGTTTACGACAACGATTGATGGTGTATCTTATAACTATGTTACAAACGTGGCACGTTCTATTACACCAACAAATGGTGTGTTTACTTTTTCAAATGTCAAAGTGTATGAAGGTACTTTAGTTACAAACAAATATACAGTTGACACATCAAACGCCAATCAAAGATTTTTAATTAAGAACACAAGTGCTGACACATCTACACTAAAAGTCACTGTACAAAATTCTTCAAGTGATTCAACAACAACTGCCTATACTTTAACCGAAGATGTTACTAGTGTTGATTCAACATCTGCTGTTTACTTTTTAGAGGCAGTAGAAGATTCACAATATGAAGTGAAGTTTGGTGATGGTGTTTTAGGTAAATCATTATCAAACGGAAACATTGTTAGTTTAGAATACATTGTCACTAATGCGGCTGATAGTAATGGTGCAACAACATTTACTAATGCAAGTACGATTGGTGGTTTCAGTAATATCACCGTTGTAACTTCATCTGCATCGGGTGGTGGTGCTGACGCTGAGAGTGTTGATTCGATTAAGTTTAATGCACCAAAAAAATATTCTTCTCAAAATCGAGCAGTGACTGCTAACGATTACAAAGCATTGGTAAGAAGTTTATATGCCAATGTGCAATCAATACAAGTATGGGGTGGTGAAGATAATAACCCACCAACATATGGACGTGTGTTTATTGCAATCAAACCTACCAGTGGTGTTACGTTAACAAACTCTGTTAAAGATTCAATCAAAACAAGTTTAAATAGTTACAATGTTGGTTCAGTCATTCCTGTTATTGTTGATCCTGTGATTACTTACTTAATACCTGAAGTGTATGTAAAGTATGATTCAAAGATTACAACAAAGACAGACAATGATATTGAAACACTAGTCACAACAACAATTACAAATTTCAGTACAAATAATTTAGAACAGTTTGGAAATATGTTTAGATATTCAAAGTTTATAAAATCAATTGATGATACTGATGCTTCTATTTTATCTAACATTACAAGATTAAAAGTATATCAGTATTTTACACCAAATACTTCTGGTACAAATACATACACAATTAATTTTGAAAATAGTTTATATCATCCACATATGGGACATACTTCTATTTTAGAAACAACAGGATTTAATACCAATGACGGTTCAGGTAGAGAATACTTTTTAGATGATGATGGTTCAGGTAATGTAAGATTATATTATCTTGTCGGTGGTGTAAAGACGATTCAAAACTCAACACAAGGAACAATTGATTATGCAACTGGTAAAATTACAATCAGTGATATTTACATTACTGCTGTTTCAAATGTTGATGGTGCAACAAGCACAAAGATTAGAGTAAAGACACAACCTGCATCAAATGATATTGTTCCTGTTCGTCAACAACTTTTAGAAATTGATACTGCGAACATGGTTGTTGATGCATCACTAGACACTTACGAATCTAATGCAGGTGTTGGTTATACAACTAACGCAAGTTCTTACACTGCAACTGGAACAACTTCAACAACATCAACAGGTACAACAACTACTGTAACAACAACAGGTGCTGGTTCAGGATCTACATCAAGTTATTAATGACCAATGGCAACTAATGATAAAAAATTATCGAACTTAGTATCCAGACAATTACCTGAGTTTGTTCAATCACAAAGTCCTGCTCTTTTAGAATTTGTCGAAAAGTATTATACTCTTTTAGAATCTGCTCAACTTACAATCACCAATCAAGGTGATATTGATAATATACTTTTAGAAACTGAAGTTACATCTTTTCTTCAACTCAATGCAACTGATGAATTTGGAAATGACAATGGTGATTATCTTGTTGATGAACAATCAGGCATTGGTGAATTTCAAAAAGGCGAAACAGTCACAGGACAAACATCTGGACAAACTGCAACTATTTTAGCTGAAGATGCCGACAATGGTAAACTTTATATTTCTTCTAATAGTAAATTTATTACAGGTGAAGAAATTGTAGGTTCATCATCTAATGCGACTGCAATCATTTCAAAGTATCGTGCCAATCCTGTAGAAAACTTTACCAATCTTTTAAAGTATATTGACATCGATGATTCGATTGATGATTTCTTTATACAGTTTCGAAATAAATTTTTAGATACAATACCGAATGACTTAGATCCTAGTTTAGATAAAGAAGCATTTACAAAAAGAGTTATCGACTTATATAATAGTAAAGGTTCTAAAAAGGCACATGAAGTTTTCTTCCGTGCATTATTCAATGAAACACCTGAGATATATTATCCAAACAGAGATATGCTTCGTGTGTCTGATGGTAAGTTTTCAACTGACACAATTTTAAAAGTTACACTCAAAACACCATCAGATGGAAACGTTGCTAATCTTGTTGGACAAACAATCACTCAACAAACAGTCGTAGGTAATACTGTCATAAAAGAAGCAACGGCTGTTGTTGATCAGGTGACATTGCAAACTGTTGATAATGGTGTAGTGGTTGCAACTTTATTCATCAACTCAGGAAGTATTAATGGAACTTTTATTTCATCAACAGGTGATAATTTTCAATTAGAAGATGGTGTTGCAGGAGATATTCTTCTTTTAGAAACTGGTGATGAAATAGATCAAGAAGAAGAAGTTCTTTTAACTGGTGTTGACAATACAGATCCTGACATTATTATTACTTGTGCAATACACAAAGTTATTGATGATATTACAATTAATTCTATTGGTAATTATTATAGTTTAGATGAAGTAATTGAGGTAGATAACTCAACATCAATTGGAACAAATGGTAGTGTGACAGTTGGTAGTTTGCGTCAATCATCCATTGATGAAATTAAAGTTGAAACAGGTGGTTCTGGTTATGAAATAGGAGATACTATTGTTGTAGATAATACAAATACAGGTGGGTCAGCTTTAGCTGCTAAAGTTCGTGTCGTTAATGGTGGTTTTACTTTAGAAACATCCGATGATAGTGATCGTCTTATCAATGAAGAAGGTGATATTATTATTATGGAAGATGCCACAAACAGTAGTCTTGATGACATCACAGATATTTTAATTACAAATAAAGGTGCAGGTTATTTTACTGTTCCAAATTTAACAATAACAAGTACAAGTGGATCTAGCGCATCATTATATGCAATCGCCAGAAACGCAGGAGGATTATTAAATGTTAATTTATTGAATAGAGGATTCCGATATGATACTGCCCCACTAATTAAGCCAAGATTGCATATGCAAATTGAAAATCTTTCTTCATCATTTACAGTTGGTGAAACAATTACAATGAATGCTGTTTATGATTTAAATTTAGAGATTGGATCAACAAGAGATGATAGAGTAGTTTTAGAACCTAATCGTCCTTCAGAAATTTTATTAGAAAGTGATGATGGTGGTATTCAATTAGAAGACGAATCTGGTTTATTCATTGCACAAAATTATGAAGGTGGTGTTTCAAAGAAAAGTATTTTAGGTACAAGTCCAATTGAATTTTTAAAATCAGAAAACGATGAGTATCTGATTGCTGAAACTTTAGTACAAGACGATACACCATTTGACATTATTGCTGAAGATAATGATACAATGATTACAGAAACATTATCAACGGCAACCGCAACTGTTGTTTCTTATGATGGTGATAAAAATATTTTAACATTATCAAATGTTGACGGAACATTCTTAGTTGGGCAAACAATTACAGGAAATACTTCAGGTGAAACTGCAACTGTTGTATTAGCAAATCAAGCTGATGTTACTTCAACAGTCGGAACAACTGTTACAGGATTTGGTGAGTATATTAACGTAGATGGTCATGTTTCTGAGTTAACAAAAAAGATACAAGATAGTTTTTATTACCAAGATTATTCTTATGTAATAAAAGTTGGTGAAGCAATTACATCTTGGAGAGATGATTTAAAACGTTCAATACACCCAGCAGGTTTCAATGTCTTTGGTGAAGTTTCGATTCGAACAAGTGTAAGTGCTGAAATTAAAAAAGGATTTACATTACTCAATGGATTTGGTGAAGGTGATTTTGTATCATTACTAGAAGTTATCTTTGGTGAGAAGATTGGTAGACGACTAGGTACAACGTCTGACGGTACCTCTGTTCGTGCCAATGCAAATCGTGGTATTGAACTTGCTGATAGTTTCACATCAAATACAAGAGATGTCACATTAAATACACAAAAGACAATTAAGTTTCCTTCTTTACCAACAGAAACAATTCGAGGTGTTACAGTACGAACAGGTCTTGCATATTCTGGACCACGAATTGGTACTTTACAAAACGTACTATATAAAACAAGAACATTTAGTCATCCATTGTATGATCAATCAAGTGATGATACTGATACAGGTATTACAATAGGATCACTGAATAAGATAGTTTTAACAGGTACACGAAATACAAGTTTAAACGGTCAAGCAGTAAGATTGGGTGAATTTGTGAGTAATCCTAAGATGAAAACAAATTTCGCAATTCCTGCTGAGGTGACAACATCATCTTAAAAAGATGTATAAATAATAGAGTAAATGGAGTTTAATGAAAGATGCCAGCAATAATAACAAACAAATTTAGAGTTCACAACGCTGAACAATTTAATGAGAGTTTTGGTGAAGCAGGCGATACTTACTATCTTGGCATTGGTCGTCCTCAAGCATTTGTTGATAATCAAGCATTTAACGATGGTACAGATGCAGCCCCACCTACTCCAAACGATGACATAGGGTCTGAGTTCTATGCTTATGATGATATGTTATCTGCTAAAAAGATTACAAGTTCGGATGTATCGATAGTCATTCCAAGAAGAAACTGGACCTCAGGTACAGTATATGATTATTATCGACACGATTATGGAAACATCAATTCAGCAGGTTCTGCTATTTCTGCTGATTCTGGTGCAACAAATTTATTTGATGCTACTTTCTATGTAATGAATAGTACATATGATGTCTATAAGTGTATTGATAATAATGGTGGTGCAACATCAACAACCGAACCTACAGGAAATAAATCAACATCAACGTTCACAACTGCTGATAGTTATGTGTGGAAATATATGTACTCACTAACTGCCGCTGAACAAGCTGCTTTCCTATCAACAGATTTTATGCACGTATCAACTGAATCAACTGACTACTCTACAACTGCTGGCGCTATTGAGAATGTCAAAATCACAGACGGTGGTTCATCTGGTACTGATAACACTTATACCTCTGTTGCCATTCGTGGTGATGGTTCAGGTGGTGAATGTACAGTTGTTGTATCATCTGGTGCCGTTACAAGTGTTACAATTACCAATGCAGGTTCTGGTTATACCTTTGCAAGTATTCTTGCTTCAGATTTTGGAAACGTATCAGGTTCTGATATTGACTTTATCATTTCACCAGAAGGTGGCCACGCTACTGATTGTGTAAAAGAACTTGGTGGTTTCTTTGTAATGGTTAATGTAGATTTAGAACAAAGTGAAAGTGGTGAGTTTACAACTGACAACGACTTTAGAAGAATTGCATTAGTAAGAAATCCAGTTGATAGTACAACAGGTTCAACTGCAACTGCATCAACATTAGATGCAACTAAGTCTATGACTTTTGCTTCTGATCCTGGCACATTCACAGTTGACGAAAAGATTACAGGAAGTTCAACAGGTGCTGTTGGTTATGTTGTTGATTATAACACATCAACTTATGTGTTGAGATATATTCAACCACAATTTGCTAATCAAGGTGTTGATGCAAACGGTAACCTAACAGAGTTTACATCCTCTGATACAGTGACAGGTGCTACATCTGGTATCTCTGGTTCACCTTCAAGTGTTGATACAACTCCTGAATTAACACATGATAGTGGTGATGTGCTTTACATTGAAAACAGAAAACCAATTTCAAGAGCATCTGACCAAACAGAAAACATCAAACTCATAGTGGAGTTCTAATAAATTATGGCAACTAACTTTAATGTTAATCCATACTATGACGATTTTAGTGAGGATAAAAATTTTCATCGAGTTTTATTTCGACCTGGATTTGCTGTTCAAGCAAGAGAACTAACTCAACTACAATCTATCCTACAAAATCAAGTTAAAAGATTTGGTGATCATTTATTTAAAGATGGTGCTCAAATTATTCCAGGTGAATTAACTTTTATTAATACATATCATTTTGCAAAACTTTCTACAATATCAACATCGACAGCTGCTGATTTAGTTGGTACAGTATTTACTGGTGATACAAATGGTGTTGTTGGTGAAGTTATTAATGCAAGTGAGGCTTCTGATACACAGGCAGCAACAATTTATATTCGATATACTAAGACTGCATCAACAGGTGTTATAAACAGATTCGTTGCAGGTGAAACATTAACAGGTGATGGTGGAGAAACTGCAACTGTCGGTACTGATAATGTCACATTACCAATCGATTCTAAAGCAACAGGACAAGGATCTGCTGTTCGTGTTGAAGCAGGTATCTATTATGTTAATGGTTTCTTTGTAAAAAATTCAGCACAAACTTTAATACTTGAACCATACTTTGTTAACCCAAGTTATAAAATTGGTTTTACAATTACTGAAAGTTTTATTACACCTTCCGATGATGCATCATTAAATGATAATGCACAAGGTTCATCAAACGAAAACGCACCAGGTGCTCATCGATTTAAAATTACATTAACACTTTCTAAAAAAGAGTTAACAGATACAGATGATGATGATTTTGTTGAATTGTTAAGAGTTAATAATGGTAACGTTCTTAGTAAAGTTGTTAAAACAGATTATAATTTATTAGCAGATACTCTTGCTCGTAGAACATTTGATGAATCAGGAAACTATGTCGTAAAGAATTTTGACATTGATGTAAGAGAACATCATTATGATTCAACTCTATCACAATATGAAAGAGGCATCTATCGACCAGATACAACAATAAATGGAACAGCTGCAAATCCTTTATA